CTGATAAGATGAACAGTAGTTCATGGATTCTTCATGGATACTTTGAACGACAAAGAAAGTTGTTGGGTATATGAAGACGTGGTGGAGAGTATGGGCGAAAGCACTTGGAGAAAAGTCTGGCAAATCTAATGATGAAGCAGACACTATTGCAAAGATTCGCACCTTTATTTTTATACAGTTAGTTGTTACTAATTGTTTCATTATTGCAGGGAACATACGCCATTGGAATGACCCTGCACCTATAATTATTAATTATGAATGTATTCGTGACTGAACCTTGCCCTTATGAATCGGCAAGAGTATTACCTGACAAACACATTGTCAAAATGCCCCTTGAAACATGTCAAATGTTATCAATGGTATATTCCAAATGGTACTTTGATTGGGGTCAATTAACTAAAAGGGATGGTACACCCTACAAAACAGAGAAAGGCGCCTTCAGAGGTCATCCCTGCACCGCCTGGGCAGCAGAAAACATATACAACACCGCATGGCTTATTGCACATGGATTCGGATTGTCACAAGAATATACAGAAAGATATGGTAAAACACACACATGTGAAGAACCTTTACTAGAATCAGAAGAAATATTCTATGAAAAAACTGGTCAACTTCCTAATGATTGTTATCATAAGGCAACACAGTTCCCTCGTGCGATGCCTGAAGAATGGAAGTTTGATGATAGTATAAACACATTCGTTGCATATCGAAGATACATTGCATCAAAGCCATGGGCTGCGACTAACTATCTTCGCATACCTGACCGTAAACCTGAGTGGTTATGAAGGAATTTGATTATGAACTCGATTACAAAACCATTGACTTTACAGTTGAAGAAAATCGCAAACTTTATCGCATTGGAAGGGGAGAACAAGGAGTGTTACTGGTTCGCCCTTATACTAACGATATATGCTCTCATTGGAGATTTGTAAATGAAACTGTGGCTAGCAAATCTGCTGATAAGATTTACTCAATGTTCTGTGACTATAAAGACCAACAAGACTTCATTGGAATGGACATGGCACGGAAATTTCTTGAGATGGGTTTTACTCGCTCCCGTAGGTATGCAAATCATTCTGATGGAAAGAAGTATGCTGAAGATGGTTCCGTTAGACCCCAATCGCCAGATGCACTACACTGTGAAAAAGCAAGGTCTGCAACTGTGTTCAAAAAAGTAAGAGACAAGGCAGCATATGATGAGACTTACAAATCTATGAGAAAAGAGTGGAGGTCACAAGAATGACAGAATTAATTAAAAGAAGCGATCCTCGTTTCTTTGAACAGACATGTTATAAACCATATGACCGACATGACTATAAGATAGTTTGCAAAAACAAATCTGTTGTGTTAGAATCATGGGAAGAGATGCAAGAATATTGGTGGAATAATATTGCAATTTATCCTGATATGATTGTTGAAGTAATTGACAAACCAAAAAGGGGTTTTAAATAATGAGTGACTTTCTTTGGGTTGAAAAGTATCGACCTAAAACAATTGAAGAATGTATTCTACCCACGAATACGAAGAAAACATTTTTAAGTTTTCTAGATAAAGGTGAAGTTCCAAATCTACTACTTGCAGGCCCTGCTGGGTGCGGTAAGACTACAGTTGCAAAAGCATTGTGTCATCAACTTGGTGCAGACTTTTATGTTATCAACGGATCTGATGAAGGTAGATTTCTAGACACTGTAAGAAATCAAGCAAAGAACTTTGCATCAACTGTTTCTTTGATGAGTAGTGCAAATCATAAAGTGATTATCATTGACGAAGCAGACAACACAACTCACGATGTTCAACTTCTACTTCGTGCAAACATCGAAGAGTTCTATGGTAATTGTAGATTTATATTCACTTGTAATTACAAGAACAAAATAATTGAACCATTACATTCAAGATGTGCTGTTGTAGATTTCTCAATCAAGGGAAAACAAAAACAAGAGATTGCAGTTGAGTTTTTCAAGAGACTTAATTTTATTCTTGATGAACAAAGAGTTGATTACGATAAGAAAGTAATTGTAGAACTCATCAATAAACACTTTCCTGATTGGAGAAGAGTTCTCAACGAGTGTCAAAGATATTCCGCAAGTGGAAAAATTGACACAGGTATTTTAGCAACATTCACAGACGTATCAATCAATGACCTCACGAAAAATCTTAAAGAAAAGAATTATCCCGCCGTTCGTAAATGGTGTGTCGATAACTTGGACAATGAGCCTTCTATATTGTTGCGCCGTATATACGATGCTCTTTATAGCTCCCTTAAAAACGCTAGTATTCCTGCTGCTGTTCTCATTATCGCTCGGTATCAGTATCAAATTGCCTTTGTGGCGGATCAGGAAATCAATCTCCTCGCTGCTCTCACGGAAATAATGTTGGAGTGTGAATTCAAATGAAAAAAATACTTTTGAAAATGTTAGAACCTATAGTCCTAGCAGGAGTGGTAGTATTTTTAGGATTTGTATTCCTCATTGAGGTAATAGATCTATTTTTAATTAGACCCATTTACCAAAAGTTTTTTAAAAAGAAAAAAAGGAGGAGGAGAAGATGAATTGTTGGCATTGTAACACAGAACTAATTTGGGGTGGAGACCATGACATTGACGAAGACGAAAGTATGGAGTATGATATGGTTACAAACTTAACTTGCCCTAAATGTGAAGCTTATGTAGAAGTCTATCATAAGTTTAAAACTAAATTATGACCTTTTTATCTTGTCCACCAGTCTATACTTTGCCTGGCACATGGACTAAATGTAATGCAATCATACCGCATTACAATGCTGATCCTAATTTTACTTTAGGAATTTCAATCGCAGTAATAACTATTTTATTAGCTGGGTATGGGATCTATAAAGGATTCTTTGCAAATAAAAACTTAACAGATCCTTGGGATGATCACGATGACTAAATCAACATTTACAAAAAGAAAAGCACAAATGAAATCTTCAAGTTATTATCTATTCTGGGGCATAGCAACAGTTGCAGTTGTCGCTGGTCAGGTCTACGTTGGCACTGGATATCGTGCGATGGCTAAATCAATGAATAGGTGGTTTGAAGAAACTATTGAAATTATAACTATGCCAAAGAGACCATCAACAGGCACATATAAACCAATGAGACCTCCTACTGATTGGGAGATGCCTATTATACAATGAATCTAAGTGAAAGTGACGCTGCATATGCAGCAAACCAGTTCATCGATTACTTCTCCAATATGGGTCGCATCGATGAATATCTTCGTAATGTAAAATTAGATCGTATGTCAAAGATGCCGACATATCTTCCTGGCTGTGGGCCTGAAGAAGATATGTTTGATGCGTTTGATATGCACCCAAATGACATGAACTTTAAAGTTTATGCTGCTGGAAAGGAAGATAGTTTCACAAATGAATATTTCAATGAGAGACTACAGATAACAACATCCCACTCAATCGAAAGTTCAATTCCAGGCAAGTCACTTAAGTGGATTGTTATGGAAACGAATACTAAAAAGATAGTTGGGTTTATTCGTTTTGGTTCTCCCACTATTAATTGCAAACCTCGTAATGATTGGTTAGGTAGACCGCCTGAGTTGAAAAGATTTAATCGTCATTCAATCATGGGATTTATTATCGTTCCAACTCAACCATTTGGATTTAATTATCTTGGTGGTAAACTTCTTGCCTTACTATCTTGTTCTCATGAGGCTAGAGAACAGTTAAATAGTAAATATGGATCTGACATTTGCTTGTTTGAGACTACATCACTCTATGGCACAACGAAGTCATCATCTCAGTATGATGGATTGAAACCATACATGAGGTATAAAGGATTGACTATGAGTGACTTTACTCCTTTGTTACATGATGATGTCTTTAAGGGATTAAACAAATGGTTTATCGAGAGAAACAACAACAAATTATTAGTCAAAGAAGACGCTTCGAGTCGCAAGTTGAAGACTCAACAAAAGATGATATCTATCATCAAAAAGAGCTCGTCTTCTCAAAAGGCTGCGGAATTCCAGACTGCAATTGTAAATGCAAAGAACCTTACTGAAAAGAAAAGAGTCTACTTCAGTGACTATGGATTTGCTAATTCTAGAGAAGTTATTCGAGGAGATGAAGACATTCTAGTCAAAAACCCAATCAACTTTGATAAATTCTATCAAGAGAACCTCATCAAATGGTGGAAGAACAAGGCCTCTAAAAGATATGAAAGTCTTAAGTCCAGTGGTTCTCTCAGAAAAGAATTAGAGGTTTGGAATAAAGACATGCACATCGACATCATAAGGTAACTACTCATGATCAAAACAATCCTACAAGAATTTCCTTTATCAGATCTTCCAAAAGAAAGAACTGTTACAGAGGAAAAGATTCGTAAATACACATACACGAAAGAAGAAGTTAACATTCTTCTTGAAGCTGCTGTCAAAGAGGCAGTTGATGAAGCACGGAAGATTGATGAAACTTCAATGGCAAAGCACAATCGTGATGCCACTGTTCTGAGTATGATCCTTGGATTTACTGCACTCGCATTGTTTGTAGATGGATTACTAAGATTACTAGGTGTCATTCCACCTTTTATGGACATTGATATAGATGTCTTAGATAAAATTGTAGATAGAGTTGAAACTGATGTTATAGATAGAATAAGACAAGTGCCGATTCAAAAAATATTTCATCGATGAATGATACTCTAGTTTTTATTTACTTAATATTCTTCGTGATGCTTTTTGCTTCCACTTTCGCTTTCATGTTTAAGATGATGGGGGCAACTTTGAATGATATGAACAAACCTATGAAGAGAAATGTTCATCCAGAAATGACTGATGTTCAAACAGGAGATGAACTTCTTGTTTTCAAAGGCCTAGATGATGAAGAAGAAGATGATGATGGAGACATCGTAGTTATCCGAAAATAAACAAATTATTATGAAAACATTTGACGATTCTAATTGGAGAGAAGAATACAAATCCTACACTAGTAATAGGATGGAACTAGATCTTCTTGAACAAGGGCCAAAGAGTTTATCTCAATCATGGCATCTCCAAGCACTATACAGTAATTGGAAAAAAGTAAAGGGTATCAAAGATCCCGAACCCTTAGATCTAACAACTAACTTTAAAGACTGGAGCGAAAAACATGACTAGACCAAATGATCTCTGGGATGACATGGCTATTCTAAACTCACTATACAGTGAACTATGTTGGGATCACGATGACGTTATTGAATTCACTCCTGATTATGAAAACGATAGAATTATTATTAAGCGAAAAAATGGAACTTAAAGAATGGTTGAATTCAATTAATTTTAACAAAGATAATTTAATTGATGAGGATCCTGATACAGAGAAACAGTATCCATCTTATATCGTGAATAGATGCCTCTCTGGACATATAGATGCAATCCTGTTTGCCAATGAAATGAACATGAGACCCAATCTATCAAAGAAGTTACAATATGATTTTTTTCTAAATAGCCTCAGGAAAAGGAAAAGATACTCTCCTTGGATTCGTAAAGAACAACTTGAAAATCTTGATCTTGTTAAATCTTACTATGGATATAGTAATGAGAAGGCAAAACAGGTTTTAAACATTTTGACTAGAGAACAACTCTCGTTTATTCGAGATCGACTTGATACTGGAGGAAAAAAATGAACTCAATTGTTGAGCCTCAAATTACTTGGTCGCCTGACCAGATGATTGAAATTACATTAAATGAACCAGATGATTTTCTTAAGGTAAGAGAAACATTAACTCGTATTGGTGTAGCTTCAAGAAAGGAAAAGAAATTATATCAGTCTTGTCATATTCTACACAAACAAGGCAGATACTATATTGTTCATTTCAAAGAACTATTCGCATTAGACGGTAAGAGAGCTAATATAACTGTTAATGATGTGCAAAGAAGAAACCGTATTATCCAGTTGCTTTTAGACTGGGGATTAGTTTCTGTCGTCTCAACTGATAAAGTTACTGACATTGCACCACTTAACCAGATTAAGGTTATTTCTTATAAAGAAAAAGGTGAGTGGAATCTTGAAACTAAATACAACATAGGTAAAAGAAAAAAACCAGAGGAGGAAACAAATGGTAATTAAGATGGATAAATCCGAAGACTTTATTAAAAGTGGCAAAAAATTAATTAGTGAATATGATGGTGCAAATTTAAAAGAAGAAGAGGAAGAAAAACCACAATTATTAAATGAAGAAGTGTTACTATCATAAAAACTTATATAGATAGTTATGTGTTTAAATCAAAACAATCTATGCATAATCTCATATCGTTTAATAGTTTAAGACCTTGGATGAATCTCGAACGTGAGACATCTATGAATGATTCAGTTGATGACTACTTTGAATGTATTTCGGAATGTGATGTAAGAGATAAAACTTGCGTCAGCCAGTGTAGAGTTCTGCTAGACTAGGTAGAAAACCGAAGTATTGTTAGGGGGTTCACCACCCCCTATTTTTATGCCTAGTGTTATAATTAGTAGTGTCGCCTTCGGGGACAAAATTACACTCGCTTACTTAAGGAGAACTATGAACACACTAGCAAGGTATCACTCTGCAAACTTACCAGAGTTGATGAAAATTATTTCTAAGAATGGAATAGGTATGGACGATTACCTAGATCGTTTTTTCAATTCTTATGAAACCACAACAAACTATCCACCTTACAATCTTGTACAAGTAAATAATACTGAGTCTCGGTTAGAGATTGCACTTGCTGGATTCAAAAAGGAGGAAGTTAATGTTTACACTGAATATGGAAAATTATTCGTTGAAGGAAAGAAAAAAGATAAAGAGGAAGGATCCGAGTATTTCCATCAAGGATTGGCTCAACGATCTTTCAACAGAGCCTGGACACTTGCAGACGATTATGAAGTCAGGGATGTGTCATTGGAAGATGGACTCCTTACCGTCAAGTTGGGTAAAGTAGTTCCAGAACATCACACACGCAAAGACTACCTATAAATAAATCACATAGGATTAAAGGCCACTTGACTTTTGTTGAGTGGTCTTTTATAATGTAAACAAAGAGTAAATTGTATGTCTGTAAATTTAATTGTTCTAAAATCTGGTGAGGAATTAATAGCTGATGTAAAAGAAATTAAATCTGGAAACGAAGTGGTAGGATATTATTTTGATGACCCTTTAAGATTAAATTTCAATCCAGAACAAGAACCAGAAGTTTTACATGAGAGTGAAAACACTCTTAAATATAATGCAAAGGTATCGATAACGTTTTTTCCTTGGGTTCCCTTTGCAGCCCAAAGAAAACAAATACCATGTTCAGCAGATTGGATCGTTACGATTGTTGAACCACAAGAACAATTAATTAAACTTTATGAGGAGAAAGTAAATGGAAGAAAAGAAAATGATCAAAGTCCTGTTGTTATCAACGGATGAAATTGTAATCTCAGAGATTGTTGAAGTTGATGCTTTGGTTGGAGATCCAAATTGCAAATTAACAAAACCTTACAAAATTGTAGGTGGTGATTTACATCGGTGGATGCAAGACTATACTGATCAAAGTGATATGATGATTAGTTCTGAGAAGATTATAACTCTTGTTGATCCCAGCCCACTAATCATGGAAAAGTATTCTAAAGTGACTTCGTGAAATTTTACACCAATATACAACTCATAGGTAATCAGTTTCTGATTCGTGGATATGAGAATGGAAAGCACGTCACACATCGAGAAGAATGGAAACCAACTTTATTTGTTCCGTCCAAAAGAAAAACAAAATACAAGACCTTAGAAGGAGAGTCTGTTGAACCAATTCAACCAGGCTTTGTGAGAGATTGTCGTGAGTTTTATAAGAAGTATGATGAGGTTGATAACTTTAAAATATATGGTAATGATCGATATGTTTATCAATATATTTCGGAGAAGTATCCAGAAGATCATATAAACTTCGACATCAAAAAGATTCGTCTTGTAACGATTGACATTGAGGTTGCTGCAGAGAGTGGTTTCCCTGATGTAGAGAATGTTGCAGAAGAATTGTTATTGATTAGTTTACAAGACTATGCAACTAAGAAGGTTACAACTTTTGGTTCAAGACCATTTGTAAACAAAGATCCAAATGTAAATTATATTTACTGCCAAAATGAATCTATCTTACTCTCTTCATTCTTAGCATACTGGAGAAAGAATCTTCCAGAAGTAATTACTGGTTGGAACTCTCAGATGTATGACATACCATATCTTGCTGGCAGAATCAATCGTATTCTTGGTGAGAAGTCAATGAAAGATCTTTCGCCTTGGGGTCTAGTATCTCAAGGAGAGATTTATATTAGTGGTCGTAAGAACATCACTTATGACATCGGTGGTGTAACTCAACTTGATTATCTTGACTTATATAAAAGATTTACTTATACTAATCAAGAATCATATCGATTGGACTATATTGCCAACTATGAGTTGGGTGAAAAGAAACTTGATCACAATGAGTATGATACTTTTCGTGAGTTCTATACAAAAGATTGGAACAAGTTTGTTCGATACAATATCAAAGACGTTCAACTTGTTGACCGCATGGAAGATAAGTTGAAATTAATTGAACTTGCAGTTACAATGGCTTTTGATGCGAAAGTCAATTTTATTGATATTCATTACCAAGTCCGTATGTGGGATACAATTATCTATAACTATCTCAAGGAAAAGAATATTGTTATACCACCAAAGAAAAGAACATCAAAATCTGAAAAGTATGCAGGCGCTTATGTCAAGGAACCGAAGCCAGGAAAGTATGATTGGGTGGTTAGTTTTGACCTCAACAGTCTTTATCCTCATCTTATTATGCAATATAATATTTCCCCAGAGACCCTCAAGGATGTCAAACACCCAACAGCTACAGTTGATCGAATACTTCAAGAAGAGATAGACTTTCAACTTTATAAAGATAGTGCTGTATGTGCGAATGGTGCAATGTATCGCACCGACATTCGTGGATTTCTACCAGAAATTATGGAGAAGATATACACTGAAAGAACAATCTATAAGAAGAAGATGCTCGTTGCGAAACAGAAGTATGAGGATACAAAAGATCCTAAACTTGTAAAAGATATCGCAACATTTAATAATATCCAGATGGCTCGTAAGATCCAACTGAACTCTGCTTATGGTGCGATTGGTAATGAATACTTTCGTTACTACAAACTTGAAAATGCAGAAGCTATTACTTTGTCTGGTCAGGTTTCAATCCGTTGGATTGAAGATCGGATGAATAATTATCTAAACAAAATACTCAAAACTAAGGATGAAGATTATGTTATTGCTGTTGATACTGATTCTATCTATTTGCATCTGGGCCCTCTGGTCGAAGTTATATACAAAGAACGAGAGAAGAATGTTGAAAGTATTGTCTCGTTCCTTAATAAGATCTGTGAGGTGGAATTTGAAAAGTATATATCGAGTTCTTACGAAAAGTTGGCCTCCTACGTCAACGCTTATGAGCAGAAGATGATCATGAAGCGAGAGAACATCGCTGATCGTGGAATCTGGACTGCAAAGAAAAGATACATCTTGAATGTCTGGGATAGTGAAGGTGTTCGTTATGCAGAACCTAAACTAAAGATGATGGGTATTGAAGCAGTTAAGTCATCAACGCCTGCACCTTGTCGTCAGATGATTAAGGATGTTCTTAAATTAATTATGACAAAGACTGAAGATGATGTAATTGATTTTATTGATCAATGCAGAACTAAATTCAGTTCGTTACCACCAGAGGATATATCATTCCCAAGAACCGTGAGTAACGTGAAGAAGTATCGAAGTGTCAATGCGATCTATGAAAAGGGAACACCGATTCATGCTCGTGGCGCCCTTCTTTTCAATCATTATGTAAAGAAGAATCAACTCACACAAAAGTATTCTTTAATTAATAATGGCGAGAAGATTAAATTTTGTTATCTTAAGAGACCAAATCCGATACAGGAGAATGTAATATCATTCATTCAACAATTTCCAGAGGAACTAAACCTTGACAAATACATAGATTATGATCTACAATTTGAGAAGTCGTTCCTTGAACCTCTCAAGATCATCCTCCAATCGATTGGATGGGAGTCTGAGAGAAGAGTAAACTTAGAATCATTTTTTGTATAATGGACTTACCTATCAATGATAAAGAACTAGACTTGTTAGTCTGGATGTCTGAATCCACCTCTGGTGGCGGTGCAGATGAACTTCATAGAAAATTGAAGTTAGTAAAAGAAGTTAGAGACGAGAACCCTGGCGGGCCTTATAAAAGAATACTTCGTGAAAAACATGGGATGGTAATTTAATGGATTTTTTAAAAGAAATAGTAAAAGAGATCGGAGATGAATATACACAGATTGCGTCAGATATTGACGAAACTGAAAGATTCATTGATACAGGATCCTACATTTTTAATGGACTCATTAGTGGGTCTATTCTTGGCGGGGTTAGCAGCAATCGTATTACTGCCATTGCTGGTGAGTCGTCTACTGGTAAAACTTATTTCTCACTTGCTGTTGTCAAGAACTTTCTGGACACTAACCCTGATGGGTATTGTCTCTATTTTGACACTGAAGCAGCAGTCAATAAAGGATTACTGGAGTCTCGTGGAGTTGATACAACACGGTTGGTTGTTGTCAATGTCGTAACAATTGAAGAATTTAGAACGAAGGCACTTAAAGCCGTAGATATATACCTTAAGACAGATGAGGCAGATCGCAAACCTTGTATGTTTGTATTGGATTCTCTTGGTATGTTATCCACAGAGAAAGAGATTCGTGATGCGTTGGATGATAAACAAGTAAGAGACATGACCAAATCTCAACTTGTTAAGGGTGCCTTTAGAATGCTTACTTTAAAACTTGGTCAAGCAAACATTCCACTAATAGTTACCAATCATACCTATGACGTTATCGGATCTTACTTCCCTACAAAAGAAATGGGTGGAGGCAGCGGTCTCAAGTACGCAGCATCTACAATCATATATCTCTCAAAGAAAAAAGAGAAGGACGGAAAAGAAGTCATTGGAAACATTATCAAAGCAAAGACTCATAAATCACGTCTAAGTAAAGAGAACAAGGAAGTTGAAATACGATTATACTACGACGAGCGTGGACTGGACAGGTATTACGGATTACTGGAACTGGGTGAGAAACATGGAGTTTTTTCCAGAAAAGGCAATCGTATTGTTGTCGGTGATACTTCCGTTTATCCTTCTGCTATACTTGCTGATCCAGATAAGTATTTCACAGAAGACGTAATTCAAAAATTAGAAGAAGCCGCAAATGAAGAATTTAGTTATGGGGAATGACTACATCGAAACCTACGATGATGTCTTCTCCAAATCTACATGTTCTGAATTGATTAAATTAGTTGAAGAAAAGAATGAAAGAGTTGAAAACGAACATAAACCTAATTTCTATCAAAGGAACATAGGTAACATGCCAGAGTATTCTGGTATGTATAAAAAATTTTCTGAACTAGGAATGAATTATCTTAAAGAGTTGGGATACTCTGATGATTTATTGCCTAGTAAATATGGATTTGAAGAACTTCGTATTAAAAAATATGATGTCGGAGATTCATTTGATAAACATGTTGATGTTGCAGATTATAAATCTGCACGAAGATGGATTGCCTTTTTGGTATATTTGAACGATAATTTTACTGGTGGTGAAACTGAGTTCTATCCACATCAACAAGTCATCCACCCTAAGACTGGTAGAGTCTTAGTGTTCCCATGCGTATGGACTTATCCTCATGCTGGTCTACCAATTGTATCAGGTACAAAGTATATCATGACTACCTATTTTCATTATATTTAAATGGATCGTATTGAAAAAGTTATCCTAAGAAATTTAGTTTACAACGAAGAATATCTCAGAAAAGTTATACCTTTTATTGAACCAGATTACTTCAATGAACGTAACGAGAGAGTTGTATTTGAACATATTACTAAATATGTAGCAGAGTACAATAACTTAATTACAAAAGAAGTACTACTCATTGAAATTGAAGACAGACGTGATATCACGCAAGAAGAAGTCAAGAATATAAACGGAACGATAAATGAACTGGAAGATATTGAATGCGATCTTGAATGGTTGAGTGACACGACAGAGAAATGGTGTCGTGATCGTGCAATTTATCTGGCTCTAATGGAGTCAATCAAAATTGCAGATGGTCAAGATGATAAACAAAACCGAGACGCAATACCAACAATACTATCAGACGCTTTATCTGTTTCTTTTAATCGTAATGTAGGTCACGATTACTTGGAGGACTATGAAGAAAGATACGAACTCTACAATAGGAAAGAAAGTCGGATACAATTCGACCTCGAATATTTTAATAAGATTACAAAAGGAGGCATCCCAAACAAGACGCTCAATATCGCACTTGCAGGCACTGGGGTTGGTAAATCTCTGTTTATGTGTCATCATGCTAGTTCTGTTCTCTTAGAAGGAAAGAACGTTTTATACATAACATTAGAAATGGCAGAGGAAAAGATTGCAGAAAGAATTGATGCAAATCTTTTAAATGTAAACATACAAGAGATTACTGATTTACCAAAACCAATCTTTGAAAGTAAGGTAACTAATCTTGCAAAGAAGACTCAAGGATCACTTATCATCAAAGAATATCCGACTGCATCTGCTCACTCAGGTCACTTCAAGGCTTTACTTAATGAACTAGCATTGAAAAAGTCTTTCAAACCTGATATAATATTCATAGATTACTTAAACATATGTGCATCGTCACGTTACAAGGCTGGATCAAATGTTAACTCGTATTCCTATATTAAGGCGATTGCTGAAGAGCTCAGGGGTCTTGCAGTTGAGGCTAATGTTCCTATCTTCTCCGCTACTCAGACGACTCGCTCTGGTTTTGCTAGCAGTGATGTGGATCTTACTGATACAAGCGAGTCATTCGGTCTTCCTGCCACTGCTGATCTTATGTTCGCTCTTATTAGTACGGAGGAGCTTGAGGGGTTGGGACAAATAATGGTTAAACAACTCAAGAACAGATACAATGACCCGACTTATAATCGTAGATTTGTGATTGGAGTTGATCGTGCAAAGATGAGATTATATGATTGTGAACAGGCTGCACAAGATGATTTACTTGACAGTGGACAGGAAGTCGAGTATAATGAGAACGAAGAAAAAACAACTAAAAAGTTTGCCCAATTCAAATTCTAATATGTCTGGAGACTACAACACACATAACGATCAACAACCAAACATCAATTACACAGATCATACCGTTGACCTTTCTAAGTACGCTGTATTCGTGGATGGTGTCACATCCGATCCCAGTAAAGATTATCAATCTTTTATTGAGAGTCTTAGTTCCCTTGATGGACAGGGTTCCAATATTCACAGGCTTCTTACTGCTGCTGTTGGCGTTAGTGCTGAAGGTGGTGAGTTTATGGAGATCGTTAAGAAGTTGGTTTTCCAAGGTAAGCCTTGGGACGACTACAATCGAAAACATCTTATTATTGAGTTGGGTGACGTTATGTGGTATGTGATGCAGGCATGTATGGCATTGAATATTACACTTGATGATGTGATTGCTGGTAATGTCAAGAAGTTGGAGAAGAGATATCCTGGCGGAGAGTTTGATGTTTACAAATCAGAAAATCGTGCAACAGATGATCTCTAAATAGATAAGATAATATTTCATAGAATAGGATGGCGAAAAGAAACGAAGGAGATATTATGGAGGGAATATTTTCCATAGGTCTTGCTGATTTGTTTGCTAATAATGCTGTAAGTAAAGGTAGAGTTAACACTGTTCGTGGTAAGATTGACACCAGTTTGTTTAGAACTGGTGCTTTTAATTATCAATACTCTTCAAGAGAAGTTCCACCTGACCCAGACATAGTTCAAATTAATTTACAAGTAAGATTGAAACAAGGATCAGTATGGGAAGCATATGGCCCTGATTGGAAGATGATGTATGATAGAGTTGGTGATATTGGTAATTTAGATAATAAAATACAGCAGATAATCGATACTTTAAATACAAATTATAGAAAAAAAATTGTTGATGCAAAGAATACATGGTTGACTAATAATCAATCGGATGAGGTTAAAGTTGATATCATCGCTGACGGCATGGAAGGTGAACAAACTGGTGGTCAAATTAAAGCTGATGTCATGGTTAAAATCAATATGAATGGTGATAATATTATTGATGAACAAATGAATTTTTCTTTAAAATCTGGAAGTTCAACAGTTGCAAATTTAAGTCCATACACAGGATTGTTAGATGTAATAAGTAGACTAGGTGTTGATTTAGGGCCAAGAGAACAGAGATACCGTAGACTTCTTGGTGAATTGTTATCAACTGCTAGATCACCAGCTGAGAAGAGAGCAAAAATTAAATTGGCTCAAATGTTTTATTCGGATGTTATGAAAGGTATTGATAAAGCTGCTAGATCAAGTCCAAGTAAATTTAAGACTGCTGTGTTCGACATGTTTAGAAGATCAACATTTGGAAGTGATTTAGCTGATGTGATTGATGTTGATAAAACTAAAATTAAAGAGATAACTCCTGACTATATTAATCAATTAGAATCGACAACAGGTAACATACGAGTGGGTCAAGATAATGCAGCAGTTCAAGGTAGAAAATTTTTTATGACAGGAATTAATGCGCCAAAAGGTGAGTTAATGTCCTTTAGATTTAAAAAAAGACTTGTTGGAAGTGGTGATGATTTAAAAATAAAAGAGTTAAAGTTTTTTATAATGTCTGGAACTGGTGCATATATACCAAAAGAAAAGAAAAAAAAGTAGATTAACCGCAAATAGTGTGTTATAATAAAAATAAATAAACTTAGTTACTTATATCACATGATTAATTTGCGTGAAGACATTTTAAAGAATCAAATCACATACTACAATGGTTTGATTGCTAAACATCAACAGAACGTTGAGATCTATCTCAATCAACCTGTAGGTATTGGTGAACATTCAGATGTCATGTCAGCAATAGAGACAGAGATCACTGCTATTGCACAAGCACATGAGAAGATAGAAGTTATAAATCATTACTTTCTTAACAGATAGTGAAAAATACACACCTCGAACACTTAGAAGATAATATATTGAATGACGGATCTCAAGGAGGTAAGGAATCAATTGCATTCCTTCGTTCTCTTGGAGAAATGTTAGACCAAGGTAGTGCAGAAGCTCGTATTACAGTTAAGTGGGATGGAGCGCCTGCAATAATTTGTGGTGTTAATCCAGACAACGGAAGATTTTTTGTAGGAACTAAATCTGTATTCAATAAAGTAAATCCAAAGATATTATATTCTGAAAATGATGTGGATAGTATGTATCCGCCTGGGCAACTTTCACAAAAACTTAAAGATGCATACAAATATCTCTCTACTCTTTCAATACCAAATGTTGTACAGGGAGATCTTTTATTTACTGATGACAAGTATGAGGCAAATATTGGTGGAGATACTTGTATTGCATTCCAACCAAATACAATCGTGTATGCAGTTCCAAAAGATAGTGATATTGGACAAAAGATAGATGAAGCAAAGTTTGGAATTGTGTTTCATACTTCATATTCTGGTAGAACTCTAGATGCAATGTCTGCCAGTTTTGGGAATATTAATATTCAAGGAAATACCAATGTCTTTGTGACATCATCTGATTTTAAAAATGCGTCAGGTGAAGCGAACATGACTCGTGCAGAGAAAACATCCTATACAAATCTAGTCAACAAAACTGAAGGATCTCTAAAACAAGCGTCTCGTTTTCTTGATTTGATGAAAACAAATAGTATGAATAAGTTTACATTGAATATTATGTTTAAGACTTTTTTCAACTCTTATATTCGTCAAGGTAAAACTTTAATTGGTGCTCGTAATACAGCAAGAGATTTTGCACAGTATTTTTCAAACGCATTAGATAAAGAAATTGCAACTAAGAAGATGAAGACGACAAAAGATAAATACTTAGAACTGAAGAATAAAGGCCTTAAATTTATTTCTGACAATCAACAGGCAATATACATGACTGTTGCATCTTATATGAATTTACAGGCTGCAAAAAATTTTATGATTCGTAAGTTGCAAAAGGTAAATACATTTGGAACTTTCTTAAGAACACCAGATGGTTATCGTGTGACTGCGCCTGAAGGATTTGTCGCAATCCGATCAGGACAAGCTCTTAAACTTGTAGATCGTTTAGAGTTTAGTCGTGCAAACTTTACCGCAGATAAAAATTGGGAAAAGGGAAATCCCATGCCAGTACCGAAAATATGAAAAGTTTTACATCGTTTATAACTGAAGCAATATCTTCTCAAACAGTTGCGAAGCCAAATCCTAATGATGATGAGGCAGACATGACGGTGGCGTTTGGTCGTTTTAATCCACCTACGACTGGACATGAAAAACTTTTGAACAAAGTCAAACAGGTTGCTGGTCGTGGTAATTATGAGATATATCCATCAAGATCAAATGACCCTGCAAAAAATCCATTAGATCCAGAAACAAAAATTGGATATATGCAACAAATGTTTCCAACTCATGCGAAACATATTATGAATAATGATAAGACTAGAACAATCTTTGATGCCTTGAAAGGTGCAAATGAAAGAGGTGCTAAGTCTGTTAACATTGTGGTAGGACAAGATCGACAAAAAGAATTTGAGAACTTAGCAAACAAATATAACAATAAACTTTATAAGTTTGATCGTATCAAGGTTGTGTCTGCTGGAGATCGTGATCCAGATGGTGATGGTGTGAGTGCAATGTCAGCATCTAAGTTAAGAAAGGCTGCTGCGGATGATGACTATGATACATTTAGAACTGGTATTCCAAGAACTTTTAAAGATGAAAATGCAAGAAAGTTATATGATTCAATAAGACAGGGAATGAAGATTAAGAAACAACAGAATGAGATGTGGAGAATTGCTCCTAAGTTTGATTGGAAAAATCTTCGTGAGAATTATATGAATGGTAATGTATTTCAAGTGGGTGACACTGTAGAGAATGATAATACTGGTTTGATTGGTAAGATTATTCGTACAGGTGCAAATCATATTATTGCAGTCACAGAAGATAATATGATGTTCAAATCATGGATCAAGGACATCACCGAGAAGTTCACTGAGATCTCTGGTGTGCCTGCAAGTCAAAGAGAAGTTGGAACAGATGCTTTAAGAGACTATACTCAAAGACTCTCTCATAATCCTATCATCATTAATTTTATAAATAAATCTAGAAAGAAACGTGTGAAAGGGTAATGCTTAGTACAAAATTACAAAAAGACTTGATGAATGCATATCTAGCAGTTCATGAAGAGAAGAGAGGACATGCAGCTGGTGCTTCTGATGTTGAGAAACAAGCGTCACAATTGGCTTCTGATGTTAGATATAAATCAAAAGCAAAAGTAAAGCCTGGTGCTTCAGATGAAGAGAAGAGAAAAGTATTTCTTCAAATTCTTCAATCATCACCAGCACCTAGTGCAGTGAAAGCAATGGCAAAAGAAAAACTTTTAGGTGAAGAAGTGGTTAATGAAATGAGATATGATGATGGTAAAAGTCAAGAGAGACTTGAAAAACTTGCAAAGAAAAGAAAAATTCCTATGTCTAAGATGAAGAATCATCCACAGTTTAAGAAAGAAGAAGTGGAGGAAGTAGGAGAGGGAAGTTCATATGGTATAACTAGAGGATCAGGTAAACCAAGTGGTGCTATGGCTGCATTTGGTAAAGCACCTCGTAAACAAAAAGGTGCAATGGCTTATGATGGCCCAAACAAAGAGAGAAGTGAGGCCGCTGATCGAGTGATTGCAAAGACAAAAGCAAAACGTAAGAAGATGAAGGAAGGAGTAAAGTATGATCAGAACATGCCTTACGTCGCTGGTCAAACAAATAAAAGAAGAGAAGAAAAACCTTTGACACCTGAGCAAAGGAGAATGATTCCTGAGATTAAAGCTCCTAGAAACTCTGAATTAGAGGAAAGAATTGGTAAGATAGAAGACAAAACTATGTCACCAGTAGAGAAATTTATGAGGAAGCCCAAGCCAGTATATGCTGCTGCAATGCAAAAAGAAGCTATGGATGCTGTAGGAAAAGAAGATAAAGACATCGACAATGATGGTGATCATGATAAGACAGACAAGTATCTTTTAAACAGACGTAAGGCAGTTAGTAAAGCAATTGCAAAGAAACGTGGTAAGGTGAAGGAAGGTTTCTCTGCGTGGAGAATAGATCTAGACTTCAACGAATCAGTAAAAAAGTAAAAGGGGGACTGGTCTCCTCCAAGTCCCCAAACTGCATAGTCATGCCTGATAAAGAGGGGTCTGATGATGAGAAGAAATCAACAAAGTCTGTTGTCAACAAAAAACAAAAACAGATGATGGGTGAGGAAGGTTATGATGTTGCAAGAGATCAGGGAAGAGTAAGACCATCTAAAGATAAGAAAGATGCGACTACAATGCCAGTGAGTAAAGAAATAAAAAAGACACGAAAAGTAAACAAAGGCCCATCTGCTCTTGATGTTGTTAAAAAGAAATATAAGGGTCAAATTATGGATGAACTCGATCTATCAAAGGTCGCAGAGTCTTTTGGTGGTTATATTGTTGAAGCACCTGTTGATTCTCAGGGTAATATTATACCTAAACCAGGCGAAGCTGATAAAACAGAAAAGTTAATTAAAAAAACTCGCAACGTCCAGACTAGCGGAACTCAAAAACCCAAAAGGGGTGCTAAAAAAATGAGTGGTCAACGTAATATTATTACGGGCAAACCAGAATTTAAAACTGCAAAAACAACTTACAATGTTAAAAAGAAATTAACTCCTAAAAATAAACCAGAGGTTGAAGGACAACTAAGCTTAGATCTTAACAAACCTTCAAAACCAAAACCAACACCAGCGATGTCTGGTGGTAAGGTAAAAGGCACTCCAAAAGGCTCAACTCTAAAACCTACAACTAGTGGTAGAAATATAGAAAAAAAATTCAGTCCAGCACAACCTTCAACAACTACTCAGAAAGGGTTGGATATTTATAAAGCTGGCGGCCCTTATGTTCCAGATAAAACAACTTTTACGGGCACAGGTAAATCAGCTCCAAGAATGGAACCAAAACCAAAGGGGATGACACCAACTCTTCCAGTAAAACCAATAAGAAAACCTATACCTAAAGACACAGGATCTTTAAAGGATGTAGAAAAGACTAAGAAAAGATTTTCACAAATGAGTCAAGACATCAAGGATTTGAAAATTGATAAAGAAAGTGATAAATTTATTGCAAAAGTGGGTGCAAAGAGTAAAGGTGGTGGTGC